CGGGGTCTCTAGGTACTACTTCGTTAGATATCATTTTTTTATCTTGTGTCAAGTCAATCATTAAATTCTTAAACGAGTTGCTTACATATGGCGGAAAAGATTTATCTTCAGTAAGTACAAATTTAGGAACTACAAAAACATTAACGTTATTAAAGTCGCAAGAGTCGGCAAAATTTACCTGGTTGATTAATACACGGTTAACTTTATTTGGATCTACGCCCAAATTATAAAAATATTGAATGTATTCATTTATATATTGTGTATTACTAACAACTTGTATGCTGTTAATAATACTAGGTAGATGCTTAATAAACAGAGCCTCATAATCACTCTCCGTCACTAATCTCATCTGTGAAGAAAATATTTTTGGTGCGTTTTTTCTGATTTGATCGACAGTTTCTGCTTCGGCTAGTGTAGTAGAATTAATTGGATTATTAAAAGTTAATTGTGCACTATTTGCGACAGTAATAAAGGTTGTCTCATCCCTGTTTAAAAAGGTGTCGTTAAATATAGCCCTCTGCCTTGAAGAATCATAAATGAATAACTTATTACCGTTTATTGCATCTTTGCTTATTATTCCTCTCCTATTATCAGACAGTATGTAGTTAATTGCTACTGTGTCCCCCTCGGCGAGCTTCCGTCCGAACGCCCCATCACCAAATTTGATGTCATAATGCCCGTTTTCATTTAATCTCTTTTCAAATACCCGATCTGCAGGTTTTGAGAGAAACAAGCTCTCCACTTCAGAATATTCATGATACAGGCCATCCCCACGCTCTTGTACATTAACACTTATTGTGTTGTCCGCTATAAACCTCTCATCATCTTCATTTACTATGTTATCTACTACAACTGTTAGCCCTTCGAATTTTTCTCCCTGAGCAGTATATGCCGGGTACTCAGCTACACCACCTTGATATAATACAACATTGTCATTGATTGCTTTTATATCTTCAACACCTGCTGCAGTTTTGTTAAAAGTAACGTCATCTAAAAATGTATATTGTATATCGTCAATTAAAAAATAGGAATATTTACGAATAGTGTAATTACCTTTAGCTAAATTTGCTGATGCTACAGCATTAATTGGAACAATAGAAGTTTGCCTACCTGTAGGCTTATAACCAATAAGCTTCACAATTCTGTTCATATTTTCATATAAACTTGCTTGGTCAAAATTTACTTCTGATGCCGTATTGTTTAAATAAAATAGCAGTACGTGATAGGAGTAAGCTATAATATCAATTACAGCTGCTAAGTTACTTCCTTCAAAATTTTGATCTGTAAATTTTTCGTTTTCATTTAATCTTTCTATAATATAGTTTTTTAATGTTAGTGCATCAAACCCAGCATAAGCTTTTTGAGGTAGATTAAAATCCAAGAAATCATTTGATGTGTTCTGATCAGACATAATTAATAAACAAAGTTATTCGGTTGTGATGGCGTATCCATTATTATTTAATATTGCTCTCTGTGTTGCACCATACATATCTAGAGATTCCACATCGTAATCGATTACGATCTCGTATTGTTGTTGGTCTGCATAGGGTATAATCTGCACATTTTGTAATTGTATTCTAGGTTCCATTTTTGGTAGACGAGATGTTATTATATCTCTAATTTTTGTACTTTGAAAATCATCAATAGGAGAAAATAAAAATTGTCTTAAATTAATACCAAATGTTGGGTTAAGTATTTTCTCACCAGGCGAGGTAATAAGGCAATTCGCTATGCTATTTTGAATACATTGTAGGTCATAAAGACCTTGAACGTCATGTATCTCATGATGTTTTTCAAGCTGGTCACTATAAGATACGCGGTTCTCAATTGGAAATAGTAAATCTTTAAAGACATAGCCTTCGCTTAAAGCAGCATTTTTTGCTTTATCAACTGATAGTTCGTTTAACTTTATACTAGGCATTTTATTATATTTAATACCCCACAGTGGTAAATCGAATTTAAGGAACTATAATATAATTAAAGTATGCGTGTTAAAGGTAAAGCTGTTGTTGAAGTGGAAATAGACCCTAAAGAACTAGTAAAGGCTCTTAAAGAAGAGGTGTATTCGAGATTAAATTTTCCTAGTCCAAATGATGGTCGCGTGTACATCAAAGACGGGCGATTTGTTCATGAAAAGTCCGTATACACAACACATTCTTTTGAACTCGAAGAGGATCTAGGACTTGCTATAGAAGATGATGTAGAGATATTTGATGCTTTCCATACAATAGCAGAATTTCTTAGAGATTAAACTTGCATATCTGTGTGATTATCTGCAGAGTTGTATAAATAATATTATGGCAGGTAAAAAATTTGTTAAGTTACATGAGTCTTATATGCGAAGATACGAGCGAGGAGGATTCCTCACAGGCGACGTTTTTAAGTTTAACGACAATTTTAAAAGCCAAGATAGTTACAAAGCACTTGGTACAAATACCAAAAAACTAATTGATGAGATGATCGAATCCGGTCTTCATATTATAATTGTCGGAATTAAAGATTCTTCACCAGCAAGATACCCAGCAAGTAGTCAGACGTCTACATTAGATGTTGTTTTAAATATTGCTTTAGATACGGGTGGAAGTCGATATTCACATTATTGCTCCATCCCCGGAGATCTTGGAGAAGCAATTCAGTACTACCCTAATCTTCTTCCGATTCCTGATGCTATAAAAAGGGCAGATAAGGTTAATATTAAGCCTGAGGAAATAGCTGAAGATGAAGAAAATCTTGCTAATAGAGCTGATAGAGGTGGAACAGAGCCTCATGATTTAACTCCAACGGAAAGGTCTCTACCAAAGAAAAATACAGTGATCCCTTCTGATCCTGCTACACCATCACCTGCTGTTGCGTCATATACTAATGAGTATCTTGGCGACCTTACCCGTCGTCGTTAATTAAATCTTTTCTAAATTTACAAGACACGCGAACGCGTTAATTTCTTTATCTACAACAAACGCGCTTTTATAGAGATGATCTGCAATAATAGCAATCATCTCTTTCTTTTTTATATCTGCAATATTAGCATTGTAAATAAAATCTAGATAGTTGCAAAGCAGCGCATCATAATCACCTTGAAATCTATCTTCGTTTTCAATGAGATATCTTCTAGCATCTAAACATTTCTTACCAGTTACTTTTTTGTAAATTGTTTCCAGTAGCTCGTTATCAGTATTAATACTAGTAATGCAAAGCTCCGAATCGATAACGTTCTTTTGAAGCTCGTTGATTGTTTTTCTAAGATCCGGAAAACTCTTTTTAACTAACTGTACAAACTTTTTCTTTTGTTCTTCATGAACCGTTACTCCCTCCTGTTGCAAAATGGTATAGCATCTTTTAACCGCTAAGTCTAAGACAGGCTTAATAATCAGCGATTGACATCTTGACTGCACAGCTGGAATAATTTTATGCTTATAGTTTGCAGTAATAATAAATCTACAATACTTAGCATACGACTCCATAGTATTACGAAGAGCTGCTTGAGCTTGAGTCGTTAACCCGTCCCCCTCATCTAGAATTACAACTTTAACACCACCATCAAAAGATTTAGTCTGTGCAAAGTTAGTAATGTTATGTCTGATCGTATCAATACCAGACTCGTCGGAAGCATTAATATACAGATAATTACATTTTAAAATATCATTTACAATAACTCTTGCTAACGTTGTTTTACCTGTACCGGGATTACCAACAAATAAAAGATTAGGAATTTCATTTTTAAACTCTTTGACTACTCGTAATGTTTCATTATCCAATATAATATCATCTAGCGTCTGCGGACGATATTTTTCTACCCAAATCTTATCAAAATCTACCATAATTATTTACCAGAAGAACCAAAACCTTTAGCACCCCTTTCAGTCTCTTGAATGTCACCCTCTTGTACTTCGACTGTATGATTAGTATATACTACAAATTGCGCAATTCTATCACCAGCTTTGACTTCGTAATCTTTATCTGTAAGATTGTATAGCTTAACACCAGCATCGCCTCTATATCCACTATCAATTATCCCAGGATGTGGTAAAATCCCGTGTTTAAATCCCATACCGGATCTACCCTCTATTTTGATCCAAAACCCCGGATCAATATGCGCAAACTCTAACCCAACATCTATTACAGCAGACCCGCGGGCAGGTATAACTTTATCTACAACCGCCGTTACATCGAGACCTGTATCATCCTTATGGTTTTTACAGGGGAGAACCGCCCTCTCATTAGTTTTCTTAAACTTTAATAACATTACTATATAATAGCGGGGTAATAAAAAAATTCAACTATAGATTAAATATATGTGTAATGGCTAATGACGAATTAGATGAAGCAGTAAACGATATTATTACTCAAATTAAGGGTAGTAA